TCCTCACGTATAAATTTGATTCCTTTTCCATGGGCGCAATTTACAAACATGACATTCGTTTTGATCTTCGCCTTCTCATTATTATAGATCTTATTTAAGAAATTATCGACGATGGTTCTCTTTCCGCTCCCCGAAGATCCATGAAAAATAATATGTGGGATCTTATTGGATCGATGAAAATAGTCGAGTTTCTCATATATTTTTTGATGAATAAGAAGTTCTCGAGGCTTTTCGAATAGTGGCGGATCTATGGTTTGTCGAATCAATGGTTCTCCTTGGCCATGCCCTTGACGTATCAGAGGTACCCCTTGGCCCTGGCGTATCAGAGGTTCTCTTAATATCATTGTGTTCTGCATAGGGTTTGTTTCTTTTTATATTCAAAACAGTGGAATTGTTTATATTTGTTTTTTCACTATATTCAATTGTTTGGTAAAGGCATATCTTTCATGATACATTGTTTTCCGTCTTAGATTACAATTCAAACATGCGATCATAACATTATCGTTATTATGGCCCTTATCATTTTCGATTCTATCAAGGGACCATTGTTTGGGCTCGCGCACATTTTCATAGAGTACATGGACGATCTCTTTACAATAAAAACACCTGTTTTCAGTTTCTATCATTAATTCGAGAACCTTGTCTAATGTTATAAAATCCTGCTTTTGATATAGGTCTTTTTCGATATCCTGACTTTTATATCCGGATATCTTTTGGCCAATCTGTTGTAAAATCAGTTTCGTGACATTGTTACTTTCAGAATTGATGATTTGCTGAATATAGTTAAACTGTGTTTCTGGTGATTTAAATATCCAATTCCCTTTCTGTGTCACCACGCGTTTTTTGGGGACCGACTCTTCATGTTCTCGATTATCGATATTTTTTTGTGTTTTTTCTGATAAATCTACCTTGATGTATTTGATATCCATCCTCCTGTTATAAGATATTATTTTATTTATTTCAAAAAAACTTATGGCGAGCCTCGGAACATTTACGAAACATTGGAGAACATCTTTTCGGATAATTGGAGAACCAAAATGACCTTTTTTGGATAAAAAATTGAATAACTTTTTTATCCAATGCTTTTAATCAAATCCCCAAACCAGTCTCTTGCAAGTTTGAAAATGTCCGCCGTTAACACTGCCTCTTCCTTCTGCGCTGAGGTGAATGCCGTCTACATCGTGTCTCTCCCCGCGGAGGCACAGACGACGCATGATGTGAGTTCCTTTGTGACCGCTGTCCTCGGCGTCGAGGCAGTGGAGTCTGTCTCCATCATCCCCAAGAAGGCCCCCAATGGGGTAGTGTATCGGTCGGCCATGGTCAACATTGACAAGTGGTCTGATAACCCGATGGCGCTTATGCGCCACGATGAGATCTTGTCATCTCACAAGAGCAATGATGGGCGCGGCTGCGCCTATTCCGAGTTGATGGATGCATCCGGCAACTTGTACCCGCTCAACATTCACTTCGACAATGGAAAGCCCATGGACCACGTGCGCTTTCTCTTCGCGGAGAAGGAGACGGACTCCAAGGACCCCCTTGCGTTGGAGAAGGATGCTTGGACGAGCATCTACATCCCCTTCCTGCCCAATGATCTCTCCATGATCAATGGCGACGTGAGGTACGATAATGAAGACACCCTGTCCGCACTCTTTGAGGATGAACTCAAGGTCGGCAAGGTCTCTCGCATCGACTTCATGAGCAAGGGCATTCCTGGCTCGGAAGATGACGTGCGATGCGCCTATGTGCACTTCGATCACTGGTACGACAACCGTGCGGCGAAGAACATGCGCAGCGTCATCGAAAAGCGTGGCAACTTCGTGTGCAATGGCTTCTATGATGGGTTCGAGTTCCGCCGGTTTATGAACCAGCGCTTCATCAACTTCAAGGTGAACTACCGGCCCATTCCTACCGTGGATGAGTCGCTCAACGTGCACCAGTTGGCGGCGGCCAAGGTGGCTCTCGAACAGAAGATCATTCAACTCGAGAAGATGTACACCGATGCTTGTAATAACCTCGCCGGCATGGTGGAATCCATGATGGTGCGTGAGCAGAAACTCAAGGAGTTGCAGGCCGAAGTCGATGAACTCAAGGCCAAGCCCATGGCCTTCGACGTCGAGGCGTAAAACAAAAATAGATAGTCGTAGATAGTAAACAAAAAATAGTAGTATAGACGAAAATTGGGCCAAAACCCTTTTTTCACGTATATTTTTTATCCCACTCCGATTTAAATTCATTTAATCTCTGTTTATGGGTTTCTTTGAATTGTGTGATCCGATCCTTCTGATTTCGCTTCTCCGTTTTCATTTGGTCTCTATGTTGTCGGACCATCGTATTCAAATATAGTTTATGAAGATCATTGGATTCCCTTATTTGTTTTGCGAACGACTTCTCCATACTCTTTATTTTCTTATCGCGAATGGCCTTTAGTTCGAAATTACTATGCGATTCCAGGATTTTACTCACGTCTCCATTGATCTTTTTTATTTTATCCAGGTTCTCGGTCATTCTACTTTCTGTATCCAATAAATCATAGGTATATTTCTCAAACAAAGAATCCATATATGATTTCTTACGAAAGTATATCCGTACTTGGTCAGCCTCTTCGGCCATATCATCTTTCCATTTATTATTATCCAAATAAAACTCCGCCGATTTGCTCTCTACATCGAGCATCAATTCCTGATAGAGTTTCAATTCGGGCCGCCAAGGATCATAGTAAGATAGTCCGTATTCCTCCCTTTTCTCCTGCCAATTCATCGCCATATTAAAATATACACACACCATATCCACTACCAAATATTCAATTTTCTTTCCACCCTAATTAAATAATTTTACGTAAAATACTGAATCATCGATGAAAATTAAAAAAAGAAATGGGGTCACTTTTTTTTTTTGGACATTTATAAAATGTCCATTTTCAAAAAGTACGAGGTTAGAATTTTAAAAACATCGATGATTTTCACTTTTGCTGCATATTGCTAACAAACCAGTAATAGAAAATAATGGCTGGCTGCATAAAAAATTAAGTAGTTTTACGCAAAAAATGATTTAGAGGGCTTTTTGTGTTTCCATAATATATAGAAAATGGAAACAAAAAAAGCCCTAAAAAGCCCTCCAAAATTTTACTGCAAGACATGTGACTATACAACGAGTCATCAACGTGATTTTCTTAGACACCAAACCACTGCAAAACACAAAAAAGGGCTTTTTGGAAACACGATGGAAACAGAAAAAAGCCCTCAGCACATATGCTGTAATGATGACCTCACATGTACTCATTGTGGTAACAAATACCAGTCAAGGTCCGGTTATTGGAAGCATGTCAAAAAATGCCAGCCTATCGAACCATATGTTACGATAGTTGCAGAGAAACCTGAACCTGCCATAAATAGTAATTCTATCATAGAGATTATCAAGCAGAACCAGGAGTTTAAGGAGATGATCGTCGAGCAGAATCATAAGATTATGGAGTTATCTAACAAAGTCAGCGTGGTCAATAATAAAACCACCAATAATATCACCAATAACAATCAGTTCAACTTGAATTTGTTTTTAAACGAGACCTGTAAGGATGCGATCAATATCCAGGAATTCATCCGCGATTTACAGATCCAAATGAAGGAATTAGAGAACGTAGCCAAAAACGGTTACGTATCAGGAATAACGGATATTATTTTATCGCGGTTAAAACAGTTAGACATATCCAAACGCCCCGTCCATTGCACGGATCTGAAGCGCGAGGTTCTCTATATTCGCGATGAAAATGAATGGAATAAAGACAATGACGAGAAGTCGAAACTCAAAAACATGATCGGACAAATCGCCAATAAAAACTATAGAAAAATACCGGAATGGCGAGAACAGAACCCGGAGTGCCAGAACACGGAGACCCAACAATATGAATTCTGTATACAAATGATGCGCAATTCGCTCGGCGAAATCGGCGAAGAGCAAGATAAATTAGATGAAAAGATAATAAAAAATATTGCAAAACAGGTTGTTGTGGATAAAACCACTTAAAATATATTTTCTAATTCTATGTATAAAATGGCGAACCATCCCAAAGTACACTATATTACGATCGCAACCAAGCCTCATGAAGTATTAGATAAAATCAAGGAGAAGGTCGCGGAAAACGGGGAGGAGATCCATATTTTGGGTTTAAGTGAGAACCGTCTTATCGGATGGGAGGGCTACCAGAATTTCGGCGTGAAATTGAGAGAGGTATATGATTTTTTACAGACCCCAACGCTATCACCGAATGATATTGTCCTTTTTACAGATGCCTATGATGTGGCGTATTTGGGCACCTTGACCGAGGTTCTCCGCCGTTATTCCACATTTCGCGCACCGATCCTATTCGGATGCGAAACACAATGTAATCCCGACCCCGATCAAGCCTCGAAATACGTAAAACGCGATGTAGAGTTCTCTTATTTGAATAGTGGTATGTTTATTGGACCCGTGTGGGCCCTAAGAAAATGCATGGAAGGATACCAATATAATGACCGTGATGACGACCAGCGTTTCTGGACCAAGCAATTCTTTGCGTACCCTGATCTCTTTGAACTCGATTATGAGAATTACTTATTTTTGAATACGGTGGATATCGAGATGGAAAGTTTTGTATTTAATGGGACGTCGGCGTGGTATAAACGTAGAAACCCATTGTTTGTTCATGTAAATGGACCCGATAAGGCAATGATCAAAACGTTTTTATGATTATGCAAATATATATTTAAAAAAACGAGATAAACATAATACCAGATAGTATATAAAGAGTAAACGAAAGGATTATGTTTACAACGGCAATTCCTTCAGAACCAGTGCAAGCAAAAGAACAGGTGCAAGACGATAAGAACATAGGCAAATATAAAAACATTATTAATTTGTATTCCTCGAATAATGATGAGATGAACTATAATACGATCGATTCGCTCCTTGAAAAGGAAAAACAACATAATAAAACGGAGACGTGGATTAAATTAGATAAAACCATAAAAATACAAAAACTACACCAGTTCGCCGAAAAGTATGGCAAGGATCATACATTGCCCGTCAAAGAGATCAAAACACTCAAGGCGTTTTTTGTTAACTGCTTAGAGAAGAATAAACTGAATAAGACCAAGGATGTGATATATAATAAGGATACGAAGGAGATTGCCTCTATACCTGCACTCCTTTTTAATGCGACCACCCGTAGTTTTACTTTGAAGAATATTGATGTAAAACATGTATCTACGCTCAAATCATTGACGCCTAAGCGGATGACGGAAAAAAACAAAGATGCGAATGCGACGACGGAGGAATTAAACGGTGAATAAACCGTACTTTCGATATTAATTATAATGCTAATTAATATTGAAAAATATATAGAAGTAAGACGCGTTATATAATAAATGACTGTAAATAATGCCGAAGATTTAGAGGAATATGTCTGCTCAAACCAAGATACGAGTAGTAGCGATAGTAGCGAATCTCTAGTAGATGAAGAATCAGACACATTTTTAGACGAATTGACCGAGGAAGACATATCCTGTCTCACAGACACCGTGTATGAAGAGTTCGATATCTACATGAAAACCAATATTCTTCAATTATCCTCACCGAACTTTTATAAAACAATCATTATCCATGTATCCAAAAACCTCATGGATTATTTGGTAGATTTCGATATCGAAGAAGACGATTATGATGAAATCGAGGAATTCGTGGAGCAATTATCCGAAGTCTATTTTGATGCACTGGACATGCCAAAACGCCAAACAACACATAGTTCGAAAGAACAAAAAGGGACTGGTCTGGTCGATAAGGATGAGATCGACGGAATCCTCGAATATTTGAAAAACTTGCCTCAACCTAAACAGAAGACACCCGAATGGTATTTATTTCGATATAATTTGATGACGGCCAGTAATCTATGGAAAGCATTGGGGAGTGAGGCCATGCAAAATAGCCTGATTTATGAGAAATGCAAACCCTTCGATTTCTCACAATCCTATTATGGCCAATCGAATACGGAATCGGCACTCCATTGGGGAAATAAATATGAACCCGTCACGGTGATGGTTTATGAGGATATGTTTCAAACCAAGGTGGGTGATTTCGGCTGCATCCAACACCCCGCTTATTCCTTTATTGGCGCATCTCCCGATGGTATCAACATCGATTTCACGAATGAACGGTATGGCCGGATGCTAGAAATCAAGAACATCGTAAATCGCGAGATAACGGGCATTCCCAAGGAAGAATATTGGATTCAGACCCAGATTCAGATGGAAACATGTGGTTTAGAGGAGTGTGATTTTATGGAGACGCGGTTTTTGGAATATGCAGATAAAGACGCGTACGACACTGACGGATCCCATGAATACAAAGGCGTTATTTTATATTTTATTGAACGCACGATCAATACGAGTTTACAAACTATAACCACCACATCCTCCAATGCGCCTATTTATCGATATATGCCAGTCGGACTCGATGAAGAAGAGCAAGAGGAATGGCTGAATAATGAAAAAACAGAGGCGAAGGATAAGGGCTGGGTCCTCTTTAAGACATTGTATTGGTATTTAGAAGAATTTTCATGTGTCTTGATTCAGAGAAATCGCAAATGGTTCGAGGCTGCCGTGCCCAAGATTGAGGAGATTTGGAATACGATTTTAAAGGAGCGCGTAGACGGATATCAACACCGTGCCACAAAAAAACGGTCGAATAGTATTCAAGTGGTGGGCATGGATGCATCGAATTCCTATTTGGTGAAGAATGTGCCCCTTACAAATTCAATTTGTTTAGTACGTTTAGATCACTGATGATCGAAATTGGGTAAATTATTTTATGGGCCTATTTTATAACAAGGAATATTATTTTTATATGTCAACAGCACCAGGACAAACGCCAGGACAAACGCCAGGACAAACGCCAATGTCACCAACAAGCCCAGCACCAGTAGCACCAGTCCCAGCAAAAAAGACATGGTCATGGTCGTGGCCATCTTGGCTAGGGGGGAAAACTAAACCTGTAACAACAACAGCACCTGTAACAACAGCACCTGCAACAACTATGGCTGGAGGCAAAAGACGCAGTAAATCTGCCAAAAAGTCAAGATCGAAGAAGTCCAAGAAGTCGAAGACTGCCAAGAAATGATTGCATCTTTTTAACATTTAAAATTCTTATTTTTAAATGTTCTCAATGTTAAAAAATTGAATAACTTTTTGCCCAATCAGAATTGGTAAAATCACCAAGCATAATCATTAACATGTCTCAGCGCACGGTCTCTCCTTTTATTGCGTTTTGCGAGGCCAAGCGCGATGAAGTAAAGGCTGCCAACCCCACGGCTGCGTTCGGAGATACTGCCAGAATTCTGTCAACTCTATGGAAAGAAATGAGCGAGAGCGAGAAAGCGGTTTATGCAGACCCGCGTCCTCTCCTTCAAAGAGATCCTGAGTCCACAAGCGAGCCCGTGCTGCGCCGATCAAGCCGACTGAGAAACAAAGCCCGTGGTGTCAACTTCTTTGGCGTCAAAATAAATCACTAAAAGTAGATTGTCTTCTGGCTATTCAAACGAAAATTGGGCCTGTCCCTTTTTTCATGAAATGTGTAAAAATTGAAAACAATATAGATAGTAAAATCGTTAATAAACAAACACCAGGATAATGTCCACCAACACCTCTCCAAATACTACGCGCAAGATGTCTTTTGCCCAAGAAGAAGAGATGCATGTAACAAAACGCAATGGATCTAAGGAAATCGTTTCCTTCGATAAGATTCTAACACGTATCAAAAACAAGGGCCAAGAGGCAAACATAAAAATTAATTATACGACCCTAGTCATGAAGGTGATCGATCAACTCTATGATGGGATTTCGACGACCAAAATAGATGAACTCACAGCAGAGCAGTGTGCATCCATGTCCTCAATCCATCCCGATTATAATATTCTAGCAGGACGCATCGCAGTATCCAATCACCATAAGAACACTTCGGCATCTTTCGTGGATGTGATGACCCGACTTTACAATAACCGCGATAAACATGATAAGCATTCGCCTATAGTTACTGAGGAACTAATGACGATCGTGGTCGATAATGCTGCCGAACTAGAGGATCTTTGTATATACGATCGCGATTATTTGATCGACTATTTTGGGTTCAAGACCTTGGAGCGCGCCTATTTGATGAAGAGTCAAAAGGTCACACTTGAGCGTCCACAGCATATGTGGTTGCGCGTGTCGATCGGAATCCACGGAAGAGACATGGTCCGGGTTCGCGAAACATATGATTATATGTCGCAAAAGTATTTTACTCATGCCACGCCAACCCTATTCAATGCGGGCACGCCTCATCCACAATTGAGTTCCTGCTTCCTGGTCGCAACGGAGAGCGATAGCATGGATGGCATTTATAATACCCTCAAGGATTGTGCGATGATTT